CCTAGCTATACTGCCGGTGTCACCCCAAAAATTCCAGATGATATTGTCGGTGGATTCGCTCATGATTTTAAAGATCCATATAAACCAGTCGAGCTACCAAAAAAATTACCTGAACCTAAGTTTTCGGATTATGGTTATCAGAAAGTAAATGAATATAATAAGGAAAAAAGTAAATATGATGATTCTGTAGTAGCATACAATGAAGCTGTTGTACAAAATAAAAAAATCGCAGAGAAAAATAAATTAGCTCGTCATCAGGCAAATATTGATGCTTTTGTTAAAGAAAAAAGTTTTGCTGCACATTCTTATTCTTTGGGTGTAAACACAGATCCTTTTGATTTTATGCTCTTACAATTTAAACACTCAAAAGGCTTTAGAGCACCAACATCCGATGAAATATATTTCGCATTTAAAATGGGGGATTTTAACCCTAAATATGGAGATACCTTGCATGTTGTACCTAATATTCAATTAAAACCAGAGTTAGCTAAAACGAATCAAATCGCACTAACTTTCTATAAAGATTTCGGCTTTATTACCTTCAATTATTTTGAAACGAAATATAAAAACTTCATTGATTTTGCTAGAACGATTGGATATCACAAAAATTCAAATGGTGGTAAAACTCCATATGAAATTAGACAAAATATAAACAGAGAATCCGCTAAATCGAGTGGGATTGAGATTAACGCTCGTTTAAATTTGAGCATTTTGCATAAAGCCTTAAGTGAATTTGAGTTTAGTTATAAATTTAGTAAGCAAAAAGGGCGAGTAAAAGTTAAAGAGTATTTAAACCCTGCAAACCCAAATGAATTTATTAATATTACCGCTCCAATGAATGCTATTCAGCCAAAAACAAGCATTTATGGGCTAAGTTATCATAATACAAATGGTAAATTTGGTGTGGATTTATATGTAACTCGTGTTGCCGCTAAAAAAGCATCTGATACATATAATGATACGTGGAGAGAAACACAAAATGAAGAAAAAATAACTAATCCTACCAACATCGGTAATACTAATGTTACCACTGACAGCTCTATTAGATGGAGAAGTGATGCTTACACTTTGGTTGATGTAATCGCTTATGCCAAACCAATCAAAAATTTGATCTTACAATTTGGTGTTTATAATCTCACTAATCGTAAATATGTCACTTGGGATTCTGCTCGTTCAATTAGACAATTTGGTACAAGCAATAAAATTGATTACGTCACCGGCAAAGGTTTAAACCGCTTCAATGCCCCGGGACGTAACTTCAAACTTAGTGCAGAGCTAACATTCTAATGAGATAAATAGGAAGCCTGTGAAAACAGGCTTTCTTTTATAAACAATCTTTTGAAAAGTAGAATAATTAAGGTGAATAAAAAATATCGGTAAAAGTAATCAATGATGATGTGATTATTTCGGAACACTCTACTCCTACTTTTTTGTGATGTTACTTCGTTTAGGTATCTGTCGATCACGTGCTCAAATGGTATGTTAGCTACATCTTGGTATAAATTTTCCATTATTTCCATTTCTATTTTGTTTGCCTAGGTAAACGCTTGAGCTTTTATAGGGTTTAAATCAACCTCATTACCGCCACCGTTGGAATATTTCTTAATTCTTGCCATTTTTTCCATTTGGCGACCCAACAAATCAATTTCTTTAAAATCCTGACCGGTTTTATCTTCTTTTAAAATAAGTAAATTCAATCTCGCCTCTAAGGTATTTTCAACCCGACCGACAGGGGCGATATCATCCCACTTCTCCCTGTCTTTCCAACTTGAAATCGTGGAAATAGGCACCCCTAATTTGTCGGCAATATCCGTAATCCGCCAACCTGAAAAATAAAGCAAACGGCTTTCACGCTTACTGTCTAACGTTATATCAATCATCTATCCATCCTTAATTCTCACTCACAGCATAATAAGGAAATCCAAGAAAATGCATGACCCCTGTAAACTGTCAAAAAAAAATTAACATTGATAAGCAAATGACAAGAAAAAAGAAATCAACCAGTATAAAAACAAATTGAAAAGAAAAAATAGGAATACACCCATGAAAAAATACAAATCAAAATGGTTTGTTGTTGCAACCGAGGGGGCGACCACAGACGGACGTAATATTTCACGAGTTTGGATTGAACAAATGGCAGAAAGCTATAATCCTAAAACCTATGGAGCACGTATTAATATAGATCACATCAAATCTTATCTTTACCGAGAAGAAGAACCGCACGCTCAAGCTTACGGTGATGTCATCGCCTTAAAAACCCAAGAAAGCGAAGGAAAATTACAACTCTTAGCACAAATTGACCCCACAGAAGAACTCATTGCGTTAAACAAAAAACGTCAAAAAGTGTATACCTCAATTGAAATCGATATCAATTTCAGCGACACAGGAAAAGCCTATTTAGTAGGTCTTGCAGTCACGGATAACCCGGCAAGTTTAGGGACGGAAATGTTACAGTTTGCAGCAACAGCAAAAGCCAATCCGTTTAATGCTCGCAAATTAAAAACAGAAAATTTGTTTACTGAAGCCGTAGAAGTCTGCTTAGAATTTAACGACGTGGAGCCGGAAAAACCTACTCTCTTTGAACGCATTACAGCGATGTTTAGCCAAAAAGAGCGGACAGATAAACAACGTTTTAACGATATAGATCAAGCGGTCATGTTACTTTCAAAAGAAGTACAACATCTCCATCAAAAAACCACCGCACTTGAAACGGAAAATCAAACGCTAAAACAAACGCTAAATGAATACACAGAAAAAACAAACGAACACAGCGAAAAATTCGCCGTGTTAGAAAAAAAACCGCATACCAACTATACCGAACGCCCTTTAATTAGTGGCGATAGTATGAATGATGGACGTTTCTTTTAATCAATTATCAGGACTTAAACACGATGAAAAAAACCACCGCACAAACATTAATGAATTACATTCAAGGTATTTCAAACGATAACCAAGAGGATTTCTCAAGAATTGCAAGAGGGGCGAAATTTAATGTGACGCCAAGTGTACAGCAACGTCTTGAAAATGCAGTACAAGAAAGCTCGGATTTCCTAAAACTGATCAACATTGTACCGGTAGATGAACAACAAGGTGAAATCTTAGGGTTAGGCGTATCAGGTACCATTGCAGGAACAACAGATACCAATGCGACAGGACGTAAAACGCAAGCCATTCATGCGTTAAACAAAATTCCGTATCACTGCCAACAAATTAACTATGATACACATCTCAAATATGCCATCTTGGATATGTGGGCAAAATTCCCTGATTTCGCTAAACGCATCGGCACATTAAAAGCCGAACGCATGGCACTGGATAGAATTATGATCGGTTTTAACGGAACAAGTCGTGCAGCAACCTCTAACAGAAAGACAAACCCATTATTACAAGATGTCGCTGTAGGCTGGTTGAAAAAAATTGAAGACAATGCACCTGAACGTGTCATGACAGAAGACAAAAAGTCCAGCGGAAAAATTGAAGTCGGGGAAGGAAAAACATACAAAAATTTAGATGCCCTTGTGTTTTCTGCTGTCAGCGATTTAATCGCACCTCAATTCCAAGATGACACGAAATTAGTCGCCATTATGAGCCGTGATTTGCTGGCTGATAAATACTTCCCTCTGCTCAATCAAAGCAAGGCGAGTGAACAAGTTGCCGGTGATATTATTATGAGTACAAAACGAGTGGGCGGATTACAAGCCGTTCAAGCCCCTTTTGTACCAAAAGGCACCATCTTAATTACCCGACTTGATAACCTGTCAATCTATTACCAAGAAGGGGCAATGCGTCGAACATTAAAAGATAATGCAGAATATGACCGCTATGAAGATTACACCTCTTCTAATGATGACTTTGTCGTCGAAAACTATGAAAGTGTGGCATTGTTAAAAAATATCAACATGATAGACGCCCCTGAAGACATCAAAGCGAAAAAAGCTGAATAAGGAAAGTGTGAATGCGTCCAACAAGAAGGCATTTTCTAGAAGTTTCAGCGAAAAAGGCACATATGCAAGAAGAACGCATACTTAGCGAAGCGACGGAATACGAAAGAATGTTGTATCTTCTTGCACGCCATAAAAAGGATTTAAAACAAATTCATTCTATGGCGTTAAAAGCGGACTACAAAAAGAACATTTTACCGGATTATTTACCTTGGATAGAGGGAGCGTTAAGTAGTGCAAGTGGCAAACAAGATAACGTCTTAATGACATGGCTAATTTGGTCAATAGACTGTGAGCAATATCACCTCGCATTACAAATTGCCGACTATGCTATACATCAAGGATTAGTATTACCCGAAAACTTTAACCGCACCTTATGTTCTGCCCTAGCGGAAGAATTTGCTGATAAAGCCAAAATTGCACAAAAACTTAACCGCCCTTTTGACGTGGCTTATTTAGAACGAGTAGCGAACCTCACTGATGACCAAGATATACCGGATGAAAGTAGAGCGAGACTTTATAGAGAAATCGGACTATTAAAGCTCACATCAGCACCGCAAACCGCCTTAGCCTACTTGGAAAAGGCATTAGAACTGAATTTAAATATTGGCGTTCAAGGGGATGTAAAAAAATTGCGAAAACAATTAACGCAAGAAAATCCCCGCTGAACACGAAACAGAGCAACCTAGCACAAGCCAAGCGAGGCGGAAAGTAAAGGTTTTTTGCCTCATCACTTTCCTCACCTCGCTTTTTTACAGTTAAAGGAACATCATGCATAACAGCATCGCCATCAAAAAAGTCAAAAATTACGCCATGGACGACTTAAAACGACAGGCGGAAGAACAAGCAACAGATAACGAAACAATCCAAAACAACGGCTTTTTCCCTGATATTCATTTACTTGATGTAAGAAATGCAATGCGAATAGACGGAACGGTAACGAATGAACGGTTGAAAATGGAAGTTATCGAAGCCATAGCAACCGCTAACAACGCCTTAAAACATTACCAAAAAACCCTAAAAGAAAAACACATTCATCGCCTTGAAGACATGGATGACGAAAAAATCAACGGCGAAAATATCGTAATACAACGCTACAAAAGAGCGGTGTATTGTTTCGCCTTAGCCAATTTAAACGAACGCTATCGCTCATACGACACCACCAAACAAGGGGCGGAAAAAGCACAGGACTTTGAACAAAGCGTAGATGATTTAAGACGTGACGGACGCTTTGCTATCCGCGATATAGTAGGACAACACAGAATGATAGTAGAGTTAATCTAATGGCAAGAATGGTTTATGCAAAACAAAACGACACACTAGATAGCATTGTCTATCGTTATTTTGGGAAAACGCTTGGCTTAGTAGAACACGTATTGGAGCTAAACCCAACATTAGCCAACTTACCAATCCTCGCCATTGGTACCGTCGTTATCTTGCCTAATAGTGAAGATATACAAACGACCACCAACAAAAATACATTGAGTTTATGGGATTAAATGAGGTTTAACATGTTAAAAAATAGTGAAACAACAGGGGCGTATGTCGGATCTGCCATCGCCATTTATAGCGGCTTTACCTTGGCAGACTGGGCAGCTATCTTTGGAATTTTATTCGGCTTATTTACCATGCTGATTAACTGGTATTACAAAAACAAAGAAATCAAATTAAAAGAAACCGCACTCAAACAAAAGATTGACTTAAAGGAAGGCGACCATGAATAAATTCACAAAATGGGGGACAGGGGCTATTTGTAGCGTAGTTGCCATTATTGCCCTTGTCAAAACAAACCATCAAGAGTTACGCATAAGTCAACAAGGCTTAGACCTTATAGGAAATGTAGAAGGTTGCAGAAGAGACCCCTATCACTGCCCCGCCGACGTCTTAACGGTGGGCATAGGCTCCACGGAAGCAAACGGAAAAAACATTGACCCCAAAAAACGTTATAGCGACAAAGAAATAGCCCAACGATGGGCATATGATTTACGCCTGGCGGAACAATGCGTAAACCGCTATGGAAACGGCAAAAATCTACCGCAAGGGGCGTTTGATGCCTTTGTTTCCATTACCTTTAATGTAGGATGTGGAAAAATGCAAAAAAGCACCTTATTTAAACAAGCAAACCAAGGCTTTACCCCTCAACTCTGTCACCAGTTTGAACGCTGGATTTACGCAGGCGGAAAAAAATTAAACGGCTTAGTAGCACGCAGAGCAAAAGAAAAAGCCTTCTGTTTAGGTGAATACCATGATTAACCGTGCATTATTTTTAAACACCACATTAAACAAAGTCATCATCGTTGCAGTTGCTATACTTATCAGCATCAACGGCTATTTGTATTTTAACAACCAGGTAAAAGAACAAAAGCTCATCAACGCAAACAACATCCTCAACCAAGAAAAGGAAACGACCAAACAACTAAAGGCTCAATTAGATCATGCAAAAAAACAACTCAACCACTATCAAGAACAAGTAAAAAAACTGAATGACAACCTCTTAACTCATTTACACCAAGCGGAGAAACGGACTGATGAAATTAAACAAGCGTTACAATATGAGAGCTGGAGCGGTCAGCCTGTGCCTAATCGCATTATCCGCCTGTTCAACGAACGAACACATCAGATTAATAGAGCCGATACCGCTACTTTGCCCGACAGATCAACTATGCCAAAAACCGACAATAACACTAAAAAATAACGGAGATCTCGTCGTTGCCTTGGATAAAACACTCAATGAAATAGAAAAATGTACGCTGATAAATCAAGCACTTACACAGTGCATAGAAAACTACAACCGCACATTACAGGAAAAAAAACATGACTGATCACGTAGACAGAGCCAACGAATACACAGAAATAATGCAACAACTTGCCATCCAAAAACACCAACAAAAAACACGGAAAAAAAGCACAGTGAAATACTGTCTAGATTGCCAAGAAGAAATACCGGAGATACGCCAAAAGAACGGCTATTGTCGTTGTATAGATTGTCAACGCATTATCGAAAAACACCAACGTATTTATAGATACTCGTCAATCAGTTAAGGAAGAGAACATGTTAAAAGCAGAGCTTATCCGCAGTTTGTTACAAAGCACCTCAAAAGACCTCAATACCAACCCTGATAAATTGGAATTATTCATTGATGAAGGGGTTGTCGTTAGTGCCGGTGCGACATCTTCCTCCTATGAATTGCAATACACCTTAAATATTATCGTACGTGATTTTAACGGATCGCCCAATATGATTTTTGCCCCGATTATGGACTTTATCCGAGAAAACCAACCTGATTTAATCCATAATCCGGACAAAAGAAAAGACGGATTCCGCTTTATCGCCGATCACAACAACCACGACAGCATAGATCTATCCATCTTCCTAAAACTCACCGAACGAATATCGGTAAAAGAAGAGAACGGAAAAAATATCATCACACATCTTGATGAACCAAGCTCACAAAAATACCAAGAAATCATAGAAAAAAAGACAGAAAAATAAAAGAGCTACAACATGGATGAAATGCTACAGGTAAAAACCGCTTTTGAACGTCTGCTTAAAAACGTTTCACCAAAACGGCTAAGACTGCTTTACCAACAAATCGGACGAGAACTCGCACGCAGTCAACGCAAACGAATTAAAGCACAGCAAAATCCGGACGGTTCAGCCTATCAACCACGCAAGCAAAAAGTGCGGTCAAAAAAAGGCAGAATTAAAACCCAAGCCATGTTTAAAAAAATCACCCAAGCAAGGCACATGAAGCTACGCCGCCAAAAAGACGGT